CTTTGGGGTGTCAGAGGCGTTTACAGGGGGTAGTCAATAGCCTTGCTCGCACAGGGGGGTCAGGGCTTCTGAGGGCATCCTAGACCCCTTAGCGTTGATTTGCTTGTTTTTGCGCAACCTGATTGACAGGTCTTATCCTGATATCTTTAGTCAGGATTCAATCATTAGTGCCGCACCTATGATTCAGCCCGAATACCCCTTGACAGACCTATGATTAGAGTTCCTGCTGGGGGTCATTAGATTTGCTTATAGCATCATCTGGCGGCTTGACACGGGTGTGTGTGTAAGTCGTTGATATTCAACGCTTTAGAACTTCACTCAGAATGGGGTGTCAGAGGCGTTTACAGGGGTGGGTCTAGGGGGTAGCATCGGCTGGAGAAGCCACCCTCCTAGGGCAATCTTGCCATTGTCAACGCACTTGGCACGGTTCGTGCTATGGGGGTGCATTAGTCTGTCCTTATAGGGGTCATTAGTTCTGCTACTGCGTATCAAATACCCTGATATGACCTTGCACTCAGCCGCTAGGGGCATATCTTAGTAGGAGTAGGGACAACACCTACCCGCTCTTTGAAACCCTTCCCGAAACCGAATGTTCTATGTGGAACAATCGGGGACGGGTAACCCAAACCACAACCACACAAAGATATGAGCCTCGACTGGCTTGCTGAGAAACTGCCCAAGAGCGTCAGGAACTACACATTCCTGAGCGACAAGGGCGAACCGACAACCGTGATGCACCCCAAGATGGAAGCACTCATCTGGCTAACGCTGACCCTGCGTATGAACTACACAGGCGGCTTGGCTAAGAAGAGCGAAGTCTTGAAGCGAGTCCAATACCTGCGAGCGAAGGGTAAACTGCCAGCCCTATGGGTAGGCGAGAACACCCTGAAGCAAGACCCTGCCAGTTGGCAGGGAGCAGACAAGGACGGCAAGTATATCCTAACCGACCAAGATGTCCTAGTTTACTGGGGTCTCTGGACGAATAGCGTGTACTCGACTGGGAACACTTTCAAGCAATGGAAGACCCTAATCGATAAGCGGGACGCAGAATAAAGCAGAGGGGGAAGTCACTAACCCTTCTTTTCTTGGCTCAATCTGGTTGACAACTGGGGGAAAGGTGTTTCTACTACTTTCAGTTCTTTCACAGTCCAATTTCCGTGAACCCTCAAACCTGAGGGAGCGGGATACCCAAAAACCAAAAACAAAATGCTCAAGAAGTGGCTAGCCAACTGGTTAGGTCTTAACGACCTGACCCTCACCCTCAACAGCGTCCAGAAGGATGTCAACACGCTCGACCAAAAGGTCGGTGCTCTCTCTATCGAGAGCGAGCCTGACCTCAGCGGTGTCGAAGACCGTCTGGACGAACTCGAAAGCACCGTTAATGACCTCGACCTTGACGATTATGTCAAGAATGACGACATTGACGACCAAATCGAACAATGGATGGGGAATAGCGACTACTGTGATTCCGACCGTGTGAACGACCTTATCGAGGAGAATACTGAAGACCTCAGCGATTCCCTTGAGGAAAAGGTCGCCGAAGCGGTAGAAGAGCAGATTGGTGAGGCTCAGAAGCCCTCTAAGGAGGAACTTCGTGAACTCATCAAGGTCGTCCTAGAGGAGATGCTCAAGCGTCTCAGCGAACAGAAGTAAGTCAGGGGGGGAAGTTACTAACCCCTCTTTTTTGGTTGCATAAAGGTATTACATTGGATTCACTACTTTCAGTTCCTTCTCATTCTACTTTCCCTAAACCAGCAATTTCGCTGGAGGGGAACACCAAACCAAAAACAAAATGACAAAGCCAGACCTGCGAGAGTTCTCCTCTTGCTCTTATAACCGTATTAAGCAGTCAATTGACTCCCTTGAAACTGCTCTTTACTTCGCCTTTGCAGGTGAAGAAGAGATGTTTCGTGAGGCTGAACGGCTTCATCTAAAAGGTGAGCCTACTATCAAGCAGACAGAAGAGTATTTGACCCTTTGCGAATACTGGCGAAACCAGCAAGACACTTGCGTTTCCATTGCTAAAGCGATTCAGTTACTGAACCCTGAGTTCAGGGACGAGCGTTTCAGGATGGCTTATGGAAGGAATCAAGTCATCTGCGTTAAGCCATATAAAGAGCGTCAGGAAGAGAAATTGCTCATCGGGCAAAAGTAAAAGTCAGGGGGAAGTCACTAACCCCTTTTTGGTAAGTAGAATAACTTTCAGTTCTTTCACATCCGCATATGAGCCAAAAATACATCAATGTATCAGCCGTTAAAAAGTTTGTTAAAATGCAATCTGGAAAAAGGGTAAGCAAGGACTTCCTTGACGCTCTTGACAGATTCATTGAACATAAACTTACTGACGCAAGCCGTGAGCATAACGGGGGTAAAAAGACCCTTTGCTCTGGTGTCGCTGGATACCACCTTGGTCGTAAGTAAGGCAGGGGGTAACTCCCCTTTATGCGGAAAACTTAACCAGAGAGGCGAGAGGGTAGCGTAATCTACCACGGGCATCGGTTGGCGTTGGCGTGTTCAGCCCTGTTGAGCCGACCTCTGGTTATTCACTTTATGCCCATAATAAGTCGGGGAGGTAAAACTCCCCTTAACTTTAAAACTAAAAAGACCTTGCTAAACCTAAAAGAGTAATACACTCTAAACCTATGGATACTTACCAATTCAAAAACCTAAAAGTCCAATACGGAAACATCACCGTCCTAGCCACAGGCTACGCTCACTTTGAACTCTGCGACATCGGAGAGGGTCATTATGAGTTCTGGGGCGAAAAAGGAAAAGAAGAATACCTAGTCGCTTACTTCGACAAATGCGTCCTTCAGGACTATAACCTAAAAGCGAAAAAAAGCACCGCAGAGATGGGCTTGACCCATATTGACCGAAAAAACATTGAGAACCTAATTATCGAAATGCTCAATGAAGACACGGGACTCTGCATCGACCTCGCCATTCAGGACGACCCTGAAGAAAAAAACTAAAAAGACAAAAAAACCCTTGCTAAAAAGCAAAAGACTGTAATACTTTCATTCTCACCCACCTAGCATCCATCCAGTAAATAAATCCTATGAACCCAATCGTTTATCTCATCATCCGCTCTATTGTCGAAGAAGACAATAACAAGGCACAGACCTTTGTGTACAGCAAAGACTCCGCTTTGGAGGCTCTTGCCACCTACAAGAACTGGCAGTCCATCTGGAAGGGTTGCACCATCACCGTTGAGCGTGTGGTGTACCTCCAATCCATCAAGTCCTTCTCCACCGCAACCATCGAGTACTCGGAACTGGTTAAGGCGGCAAAGGAAGAAATCGACAAGGAAGTCGAGCCTTCCTAAAGGCTACTCCTAAAGGAACAAGGGTCACCAACCGTAACGGGTTAGGTGACCTTTTTTTTAGGTATAAATCTTAGAGCCTAAGGTGCGGCAGAGATGCGAGTCGTTATTTAAAACGGCTACGGCAGACTCCGCAATCTGTGCTAAGACCTCTTTGTCGGTAACATAGCCAGACTTTCCAAGGGCATCGTAAAGTTCCGCAGTCTCAAAAGCGGCTTGCTTTCCATCTTCCTCGTAGTCTTCAACTACATAATGAGCCTGTCCACCAACGAGGTATTCGCTACCTTCGTGTTTAATATTTAAGTTTCTAATACGGTATGCATACATATCGTGCGTATATGTAGGACACTAGTATTACCCTGTCAAGCCCTATTCTTTGATTGGCACAATGTCGATTATGTCACCCTTGAGCATCTTATTGATGTCTTGGTGGGTAACCTTAAGGCGGTGCTCTACGACCACCGTAGGAGCGTCTTGAAGAGCCATAACCTTGTCGGTCATAATGGCGATGGCTAGGGGTAACTGACCTGCTGGGATATTCTCAATCTCCTCCAGAAGCCTGTGCGAGCCTTTGCTGACAATCTGGGATAAAAGGGCTGAGGTGTTTTTCTTCCAAGTGCCTAGGTCGAACCCCTTGTGGTCTTCGATGTCCTTCCTTATGGCGAGCACCGCTGGCTTGCTAACGCCCGTCTGGGCTGACACGGCACTAGCACCTAGACCGTCCTTAAGCAGTTCGATGGTCTTGTCACGCTTTTCTTTGGGGACTTTCTTGCCAGTAACCCTTAAAGAAGGGTTCGTGCTTAAGCGTTCTGGGCTTGATTCGTATTCCATAATATTATAGGCTTCTAGATGGATGCATTCCTGCAAGTTGGATTTCTAGTTGTAATCTTATTTCTATGCGTAACTTATGTCTTGTCAATTCTAATCGCCTGTATTAGTAGACCTAAAAATGAGATTAAAGCCAAAAGACATCTCTGGATTCAGAGATAAGGTCATTCTTGAACAGGGTGGCGTATGCTGGCTATGTGAAATTGACTTAAAAACTGTTACCCCGTGCCTTGACCACAACCACGAAACGGGTAAGATTAGGGGTGTACTGTGTCAGAACTGCAATGGCATTGAGGGTAAGATTAAGAACCTAGCAAGACGAGCCAAACGGGAAAAAACCAGTTACGAGTTTGTTGTAAAAATTCTAGCGTACTGGAATTACTTCTCTGCCCATCAGCGTCCTGAATTCCACCCAACACATAAGACAGAAGATGAGAAGCGATTGAGACGAAATAAAAAGGCGAGAGATAAGAGAAAAAAGAAGATTGGGGGTTGACTTGTTGTAATACCGATGGATACTAGTGTTGTTCCTATGAGCAACACCATCCAAATCCGAAAGGGCATTGACCCGTCCTTTGTCCCTAACATCGTTGATTCCGATTATCGGAAAGCAACTGGCTTGAGCAAGTCTATGCTCAGTCACTTCCTCAAGTCTCCCGCTCACTACCTCGCACATTGCGACCAGATGAGCGAGCCTACTGCCGCTATGCAGTTCGGCACGGCTTATGATGCTGAGATTCTTCAGCAGAAGCCCAGCGACTTCTATGCCGTGATGCCAGATGTGGACGGCAGGACTAAGGAGGGTAAGGCGGTCAAGGAGCAGTTCAAGATTGATGCGGCTGGTAAGGCTGTTATCTCGCCCAAGGAAGCAGAGATGATTCCGCTGATGAAGAAAGCCCTGTACGAGCACCCTGTTGCTAACCGTCTTCTCCGTACATTGACGCACAAGCAGGTCGCTTGCTTTGGCACATATCAGGACTCAAAAGACAAGCAAGTTCGCTTGAAGGGCTTGCTAGACGGCTACAACGAAGCCGAGGGTATTATCGTAGACCTCAAGACGGCAGAGGATGCTTCTCCTGAAGGCTTCCGTAAGGCAATCTGGAAGTATAAGTACGCCTATCAGGATATCCAATATCGCTGGCTCTTAACCAATGCTGGTAAGCCTGTCAATGACTTCATCTTCATCGTTCAGGAAAAAGAGCCTCCCTTTGCGGTTGGTTGCTACTCCATCAGCGTTGATGACCTAGCCTTGACCTACCAGTCTTGGGAGATGGCTATGATTCGATTCGGTCATTGCCAGAAGAGCGGACAGTACCCCGCTTACGCTGACGAGGTCGTGAACCTGAAACTAACCAAGTGAGCGAGCCTAAGTTCACGGGGATTTGGATTCCCGCCATCGTCCTGACCTATCCCATCAGCATCACCGCTAAGGTGTGCTTTGGGGTGGTCGATGGGCTGGACAACGAGGACGGATGCTTCGCATCCAATGCGTACCTCCAGAATCACCTTCAACTGGAAAAGCGTCAACTTCAGAACATCCTAAAGGAACTGGATGACGCTAAACTCATTGTCCGTCAAGAGGTTGCAGGACGCAGAATTATCAGGACTGTTAGTAAGGTTGCTTTAGTAAAAGCCCGAACTGACGCACAGGTCACCCGCTCAGAGGGGTGCAATCCATTGCACGGGGGGGTGCAAAATAATGCACGGGGGGGATGCAATAAATTGCACCCATATAGTAAAGATGATAATAAAGAGGATAAAGATACAAAGGATTCTGCTCCTTGGTCATCTCCTTTACCCTTTGAATCAGAAGAGTTCTCCAATGCTTGGATGTCTTGGATTGCTTACCGAAAGGAAATCAAGAAGCCCATCAAGGAGAGCACGATGAAGGCTCAATGGAAGGAGTTCGCACTATGGGGTGAGCAGAAGTCCATTATCTCAATTGAGATGTCTATTAAGAACGGCTGGCAGGGTCTCTTTGAACCTGCTAGGTCTCAAAGTGGAAAAGGTAACACAAAACCATTGACAGCAAGCGACCACGAAGCATTCTGATTCTAATGAGAAACCTAAATAAGCCACCTCGCTACAATGTAGCCAGCATCCAAGCCCAGCAGACGCTAGGCGGTGATGTGATGCAGTCGGACGGGGAAGGACAGTATGTCGAGTTCCGTGATTACGCTTGGTTGCTCACGGAGAAGCAACGCCTTGATAATAATTGTGATTACCTTGACCAGAAACTAGACGAGGAAATTGAAAAGTCTGCTATGCTCTGCGGACAGGTCGAGCGGCTGACCAAGGCGGGGGATGAGATGGCGTTAAACCTTACTCACATTGGATGGAACATCTGCGTTGAAGCGTGGAACGCCGCCAAGGAGGGCAAGCAGTCCAAATGAGCGACATCGCCTGTCATTGTGGTCGTAGGGGTGCGTTGTTTGCTAAGAACGACAGCACTCATAAACTGGTTCGCTGGCATCATTGCCGTGAGCACCTAGATGCCGTCCGTGTAGCCGATGCTGGATTGGTTGATTCTATTATCCCTCCATCTATGCCAGAAATCTTTAGGGATACTGACATCGCTCGCCTTCACCCCAACATCCAGAAGGCTCTGGATTGGAAGCCCAGCGGTGATGTCTCTGGTCTCCTTCTGCACGGCACTACGGGCATTGGGAAGACCCGTGGTATCTGGGCTATCATCTGCCGTATGTGGGCTGAGGAAGCCCTAAAGGACAAGCAATTGAACTTCCAGTTCTTGACTATGCGTAAACTGGAGACCACCATTGAAATGGGTTTTAAAGACCAGAAGCACGGCACGGCTCTAGACCAGTTAATCACGATGCCGTTCTTAATCTTAGATGACTTTGGTAAGGAGCGGCTTACCCAGCGTATGGCTTCTGACCTGTTCGCTATCATTGACGAGCGTAGCACGGCTCGTAGGGCTACCATTGTTAGCACGAACTTCAACGGTTCTACTCTATTAGAGCGTTTTGACGCTAGGGACAAGGAGACTGGCGTTGCCCTTATCCGAAGACTAAAGGACTACTACCAGATGGTAGGGGCAGGGTCATAATAGTATAACTTTAGCCTTGCATTAGTAATACCCTTCTGTTCTTCTCCGCTCCTTCCACTATGAAAAAAACTTCTTTAAAAATTCGTCAGCGTAACAAAGAAATGATGTTGACTCTTCGCATCGAAAGTAAGACACTCGCCCGTCTGAACACTCTTTCAAAGAAAAACGCAATGACCCGTTCTGATTTTGTCAGAAATATTTTAGAAAAAACGGTTGACGAAACCAAGAATGTATAACACATTGCTTCTATGAATCCTTTCAGCACTTTCTTCGATAATAATCCTATGAGCCAAAACACTCCAGAAACCCAAGCCATCCTGTTCAAATCCCTAGTGGACTTCATTGAAGCCAGTAAGGATATCCACGCAGACTCCACCAATCCATTTCATCGCAATCGTTATGCCAGCCTATCCGCTCACCTGCTTGCACTTAAACCCCTTGCCGCAAAGCACGGACTTGCCATCATCCAAATGCCTATCGGTGATTCCGAAAGCGTTGGTGTGCGAACCCTCGTCATCCACGCTTGTGGTGCGTACCTATCGGCTGACGCTCTTATCCCAGCAGAGAAGGGACTCAAGGGACAAGACGCAGGAGCACTCATTTCTTATCTTCGCCGCTACGCTTTGGCTTCGGTGTCTGGCGTGGCTACTGAGGATGACGATGCAGAGACTGACCGAGTCTCAAAGGCTGGAAGTACTGTCTCGCTTGAGAACCCTCCAAAGGGAATGAAGTACATCCCTAACCCTAACGCTGGTAAGTCCGTTAAGGCTTCTGGTGCTATGGTTGCACCCTTCGGTGACCGCAAGGGTATTCCTCTTGCTGAACTCCCGAAGAAGGAAGATGACCGTAGCGTTAAGTGCGGTGACCTCTACTACTTCGCTAAGGTCTGGACTCCCAAGCCCTTTGGTGAATCAACCACCGTTTCCCCTAAAGACCTCGCTATTAAGGCTGAAGCAATCCGTCTCTTTGAAGGCGAAGCACCGCAAACCGCTGACGAAGTCCCTTTCTAATTCTAACCCATAATTCATATGTCCAATACCTATAAGTACTACGGCAAAGGCACGAACTACATCATCCTTTCGGATGGTAACATCGCTCGCCTCCTGAAGCCCACCAAGATTCACCGCCAGACCTACTACAACTTCACCGTTGAAGGTAAGTACAAGCGGTACAACCAGCAGGACTTGGTTAAGTTGCTGGAAGCAGATAAGAAGGATGCCTGAGTACCAGCCAAAGACAGAAGGAATCACCTACCTCCGTCACGCCATCATTCAGCAACGCAAACGCAAAGTAGCAAAATTCATCTCTCTACCTATGGAACAAGCCGAGAAAATTGTTAGCCAAGCCGAGGGGTTCGTCCCTCGTAAGGCTGGCTATGACCCACGCAGGAACTCAGAAAAAGCAGCGGCACTAATCCTTGGCTTAGAAGTCAAGGAACTGGTGGCTAAACTTGACGCACCAGATACGGCTAGTCTTTTAAACAAACTAGCGGAAGCAAAGAACTACATCAAGATGCTTGAAGAGGGTGGAGACATCCTGTACTCTCATTCTACTTCTGGTGGTGGGCGACAAGGTTGGTTGAACACACGGAAGTTCCGCACGAACAAATGAATAAAGGCACAAGCACATATGGTTACGGCAAAACCCTGTTGCTTGTGGTTAAGGCTTACTGTGATGGTTTAACTATGCCAGAGACAGCCAAGGCTTGTGGGCTGTCTTATGGTGCAGTCTATGGTGTTAAGAGGCGTATGAATCTAGATTTTAAACTAGATAAAGGCAGACGCAAGCACGGCTCAGTAAAGGAAATTGTTATTCTTGAACACCAAAACGGATTAACTCCAAGAGAAATTATTAATAAACATAACTTGGTTAGGTGTTCAGTTTACTCCGTTTTAAAGGACTGTTCTATTAAGCCTAATAAAAAATGATTCACGAATTCCGCAATCCAATCCCAGTCCAAACCGATATCGGCTATGGATGGATGATGTATGTGCGGGATGGTGGAACTTGGAGTAACGACATCTTTGCTATTGTGCTAGAGAAAGACGGTGTTATCCGTCATATGCGTACCGACCAGTTCAAGGTTTTACAAAACCCCACTTTCGATATCTCTAATGAGCAAACTAATTAAGTTCGTAGCCGTAGGTGACAACCACGGTGATATGGTGGATAAAGATGTTGCGGCTGAGTTCTTCAAATTTCTTAAGTGGTTTTCTCCTGACCAAGTAATCCACCTAGGTGATAACTGGGATTTTAGAAGCATCAGGCGTGGTGCTGGTCGCAAGGAAGAAGACGAGTCGCTGATTGCTGATGTCAAGGCTGGCAAAGATTTCATTACCCGTGTCCAACCTTCTGTATTCCTAAACGGAAATCACGATGACCGCCTTGACCAGATTATCAACGGCTCGACTAGCGGGATGATGGTAGACTATTGCCACGACCTAAAGGAGAGCATTAAGAGCCATCTTAAGAAGAACGGTTGCAAGAAAATTTACGACTATCACGCAGAACAAGGCGTACATAGATTAGGCAAAATTGCTTTTGTACACGGATACACCTGTGGTGTAAGAGCCGTAGAGGAACACGCTATCCATTACGCAGAGCCTCAGGGTGCTGTCATTATGGGTCACCTCCATAGCATCCAGCAAATCAACGCTAGGAAGCATCAAGGTGCTGTCGGATTCTCTGGAGGTTGCCTATGCGGTAAATCCCCTGAGTACGCCAAAAACCGTCTAGCCACCAGCAAATGGGGGTCAGGCTGGACTTACGGGTTCACCCAAGGCAACGAATGGAAGGTCTGGCAAGCCCACCGAGTGGGCAAGAAATTTATCTATTCTATCAAAGGACTATGACCAATAAAGACCTCAAAGAACTAGAACGAATGTTTGGCACTAAGTGCGAAGAGAACCCTGCCAAAGGCTTCTTCACACGCAGACAACTGCAAAAAATGTGGAACTGCGGAGAGAGTGCTATCTCCAAAAGAATTAATTTGTCCGTTAGAAACAATCTTCTTGAAATGAAGATGTATCGTGTGAAATCTGGTATGGTCACACGCCCAATTCCTCACTACCGTATCATCAAAAAATAATTATGTCATCCGATAATAAACTCAAAAACTTCCTCAAGGACTTCGATGAATCCATCGTTCCCGCTGATGGTCTAGACTACGCTTTCTATGGCGTAGCAAAGACTGAGACTGGCTATCAAGCCATCTACTCAACGGAGCGAATTATCGCCCATTTGATGGAGGAAGATATGATGGACTTCGATGCCGCTGAAGAGTTTATGCACAAGAACATCTTTGATGCATACCAAGGCGAGAACCCGCCTATCTTTATGGACATCATCCCTGAGGAGTTCTGGAAATGAGATTACTCTTCATTCTCTTTTGCGTCTGCTTCGTCTTTGAGGCTGTCCTTTTTGTAGCGATTCTTAATACTTTTAATAAAGACGAAAAGAAGTCCTGTTGCTACAACTGCAAGACTTGTGCCGACAATCCAAGCAAACCATTGGCTGTCAAAAATCCAGAGGCTACCCATAGCCAAAGCACCGCCACCCATCAGAATTAACCCCTTGGTCTTCCAAGGCGTAAAGGCAATTACTGTTAGTCCTGCAACAAACAACCCCAGCCCTGTGGTACTAAACTGCCATAGGGCTTTCTCTTTTAAAGCAACTTGACGCTCTTTCTCCGCATTGTCGGCTATGGCTTGGGCGATAGCAATGGCGTTCTCCTTCTCTTCTACCAAAGCCCACAGGTCGCTAGTCTCAGAATCAATCTTCAACGCTTCTTCTTTGTCCTTCTTGACCGCCTTGTGGTCTTTTGATTCGACCATCCGTCTAAAAGATTCAACTCGTTCTTGCTTTGGCTTGCTGACCCCGCTGAGTCTTGCGACTTGCCCTTCAACGAGTTCTCTAGCAATCCCATCAGGAATGGCAGGAGCGACAGCAGTAAGGGCAGAAGCCGCTTCAGAAACGATTCCTTCGATTTTGTCAATGTATAGGTCTTTCTCCTTGTTGTTGATTATTACTGGAGCAATTGGCTCTTGGGTTGCACATCCGCATAAAAATATTGATGCTATTATATATCTCATTTGAGTTTTTCTAAAGCCTTGGTTCTGACCCAGTCAAACAACTCAGGGGCAATAGAACCAGCGATAGAACATAGAACGCTTTTATAAATAGGCTCTATGTCCACAGAGTACAAGGATAGGCTTGTAATTACGCCTACCACAGCACCTGCCGCTATCTTTCTGAACCATATAAAGAAAGTGTATTTTTCATTTCTGAGGACAAGGCTAGTGAAAGCACCAAGAGCACCGAAGATAGCCATAATCCATCCCCCTCGTTTGAGTTCTTGAATAAGGACTTCATAGTCGTGGTTGTCGTTCATCGTCAGTTCCTCAATGCTCGTTTTTTGGCTTCTTGTTCAGAAGCGTAGATGCCGACTTGAACTTTCTGGGAGTTATAGACCTTGAACTTGTCTCCTTGAATCATAATGATGTATCCGTTGATAGCCTGTAATACCTTTCCATTAGGTGCGACTTTCTCCGCAAAATTTTCTTTTACGCTGTAATTAGCGTTCATATCCCTATAATCTACCTGACCAACATCCTTGGTTCTGGTTGCACCGTAAGGGTTGCTGTTCATACCAAGCAGGTTTGTCTGCACATTACTTGGAAGGTCTGAAAGTTTACGCTCACCAGAGTTAGCAGAGATAGATGTTTCGTGCAGGTCTAGGACATTGATAGGTCTCTTGAGCAACAGAATCTCAGGCTTCTGCCCGTTCTTTTGAACAATACCTGTGTTATAAGACCTGTGACCAGAGTCCATAGATTCTACAAAGTCATTGAATTTTATAATGCCGTAGACATCTCCAGACTTAAGTCCTTTTGTAAGGCTATCTGTAAGCGTGTTGCCCATTGTGCTCTTGAGGTTAGCAAGCGTGAACGCTCCTGCCGTTTTAGAGCCATCCCATTCAGGGAAGAACCGCATAACTTCCTGCTTCTTCTTATCGCTAAGACCTTTCATAACTCTGTCCCACACAGCACCCATAAAGTCGTCTATCATAGGTGCTCTTGTGCCAAAGTTCTGAATGCTACTGTCTTCAAGGGTAAGCATCACGCTGGCAATCAACTCATCATAATTCATCTTGTTGTCCTTAACAATCTTCCTGAGTGCATCAGTCTGCTTGTTCTCAATTACAACTTCCCCAGTTTTTTTGTCCTTATGCGTGGTAACTTTTTCAACGGCTTCAGCCATCGCAATGCGAAGGTCTTTTTCGGAGACAATCTTACCACGCTTAAAGATGTCAAAAACATTGTAGTAGAACTCAGAGCCTTGAACTGACGCTCTAGCCTTCTCGTAAGATGTGAAGGTCAGAGGCATAATTGCTGTAACACCTTTGCCCGCATCTTTGTTTGCCTGTACAGCGTTGTTAGTTAGGTTGACAAACCCTTCACCTTGCGATGCCCAAGCCGCATTGCTTCCTCTTTCAGCCTGAAGCATAGGGTAAGGAAGACCTCCAGCACCCTCAGCAACCACCCTGCCTTCGGCTGTGGTGATGTCTGTACCCGTAAGGGTATCAGGAGCGTGGCTGATTGCCCTAAGCCCTCTGAGGTCATTTAAATCCTCAGCGGTGGCGTACCTGACAAAGCCTCCAGCCGATGCCATAGCCTTCTTGAACCAAGGCATATCCTCAGACTTACGGAGGACAAGCATATCCCTTTCGTTCAGGGAGTACCATTTGTCAGATTGAATCTTGCTCCAAGCGTACACCCAGAGTTCGTGACCCTTATGCTTCTCGATATTGACCGTGCCGTCAGCCTCAGTATTATGAATCTCCATCTCAGGATACTTCAGTTTATTGAAGTTATCCATAGTGGCTGGCATATACTGCCCCGTGTATTGGTCTAGGAGTTTAGAGTAGTTCTCTCCGAATGTCCTGACCTGTGACTTCAGCGGAAGACCTAGGTCGTTTTCAATACGCTGGAAGAAGTCCGTAGCACCCATTGCTCTGGCTCGTTCAGCGGCTTCAGAGTACAGCAGGTGCTGGTAATTCTTACCTCGGTATGCAGGTTCAACGCTGACGCTAGGGTCTGAGAAAATCTTTCTGCCATCCTTTGCTCCAATCTGAGTCTTCCAAGTGATGTGACCAACCTCTTTACCAGCCTCAGTAATCTGAAGGTAGTGGTTGTGTGTGCTCTTACCCGCAACCCTTCCAGCCATCACAGCCATACCTCTGCTTGCACTAGCCTTTTCGGTTTCAAATGTAAGTTTAAGTTCTTTTGACATCTCAGGGTTCTCAGCCGCATAGCGTCCAATGAATCCCTTCTTCCATTTCAGGCTTTTTTGGTTATAGGTTTGACCGCCCTTGTCGTTTTCGTTGACAGAAAAATGAATAGGAAGTTGGTCTTTTATACCATAGCCTCTTTGAGCCTTAACTTTTTGACTAGCACCAAACAGATAAGCGTCTATGTGGTCAGCGGGAACGCCAAGTGAACTAGCAACAGTATCTTTATAGAAATTAGCATCAGACATATCAGAGATAGGCTGTTTATAATCACTAGAAATAGACAGTTTACCTTTCTCAAGTAAATTTCCTTTCTCATCGTACTTTGGCTTTTCATATCTGCCGTAGATATTAGGTCTATCGTCATCATATTTAAATTTATCAAACCATTCGCTATGCGTAAAATCTGGTCTGTCCAATTCCCACATTGGGTTTTTCATTCTAACACCTTCGTTGTCTTTCCAATACCAAAGACCGCTGTTCTTTGCTTCCCAAATATTATCTGCTTTTGTTTTTCCTGTTTGCGGGTAGTGACCAATGTCTTCCCATCCAACATTGTCTGGATTTGTTTTGCTACCCCTAGCGTCTGGATTTCCAGTAATTTCATCATTTCCAACGCTAACTCTGCGAACTAATAATCCTTGTTCATCTTTTGATTCAAAGATGTTTTTCTTTGGTTTGTAGTAATCATCTCCTCCTTGGTAGTCGCTAGGGCTGTAGTATTTTGTGTCCCTGCTTTCTCTTTCAGCCCCAGTATTGGAGCGTCTAGCGTCCGTGTCCGATACCTTACGCTTATTGCCCATTACTTCTTGAACACGCTTGGCAAGTTGTTTTCTTGTATTCCTGATATTGTTCAATTCGTAATTATAAGTGTAGTAGTCTCCTTGCTTCTGAAGTTTTTTTGTAGCCTCTGTCAGACTTGTTCTTCCTTCTACGACATCGCTATAGATTTGCTTTGAAACGCTGTCGCTTCTAGAAGCCTTTTCTAAGGCAATCATCATATCGTCTTTGCTGGCTGATGTAAATACATCGAGGTTGTCAGCAATGTCTTTTACGCTTTGAGGCATCTCAACCTCGTGCCAAGATTTGACTGAACCTCTTAGTTCACTAAGCCAAGAATTAAGTTCAGTTAAAGAAGAACTGCTTTGAATTCTGCCTTTAAGTTCTTTCTCCTCTGGGCTGTAGTAAGCGTTCCTATCAAGAGTACTTCTGGTTACATCGTAGTAACCGCCATTACCAAGGCTCTCTGCGTTCCCAATGGTACGCATACGGGCGTGGTAAGGTCTGTTCTCTGGGTCAATGATAACTCCATCAAGATACTTAACGCCCTGAGAGCGTAGTCTTTCTGCGGCTTCAGACAGCAAAACATTATTAAGTTTCTTGCCACGCATTGACTCAGCAACGCCTGTGCTTTCTACGGATGCCTTGTTTCCGTCTACATTAATGTGTATGTTAGCAATGAAGTTAGGCTTTCCGCTTTTGTGAAACCCTTGTTTA